TTATATTCCTATATTATATAAGTTCTTTGCTTGCATTCTTTTTATCTTGTCACTAAAGGTTCTTTCTCCATCAATATTTATTATAATATCCCCTTTGTCAGTTTGCCCAATACTTTTCATAAATTGAGCTATAAGAGCACCGGGCTCTCTGTATTGTTGGTCACTATCAAATTGTGATGTTGTAAACCTTACGCTATCCTTACCGGGAGTTGGGATGATATTACCATCTGGAGTTAATTGCCAAAGGTCTTTGCTTTCCATCTTAGCTCTTTGTGATTCTATATCATCAGCTGTTTTTCCCAATCGGTTGTGTAAGCTAAATAGTAAACCTCCTACTCCCCCTATTACGGCTCCTACTGCGGTACCTATTCCAGGTATAATTGAACCCAGCATAGCTCCTGTACCAGCCATCCCTAAAGTATCTCCGGCTATTCCTAATCCTTTACCTAATCCTGTATCGGCTCCGGCAGCTTCTGAACCCATACCTAGAGCTATTCCCCCTAACATGGCATAGGGTGATGCATTACCAGCAAATTTACCAAACTTACCCATAGATGCTCCGGCGCTCCACCCTGTAGCAGTTCCTCTAGGAACAAAGGTACTTCTTCCATTTCTCATTGTATAAGGTTGTCCACCCCTAGTAGTTTTAGTATAACTACCTATACCTTTTCCGGCTAACCAAGCTCCAGCAGCAGAACCAAACTTTCCAACTGGTCCACCACTTGATGCTCCCATCCCAAAAATACCTCCGGCTCCGCCCATCATTCCCGCTCTACCCGCTGCAGTAGCATATCGGTTAGCAGCAACGGTGGCGGTATTATAACCAGCGGTTGCCATAGATGTAGCACTTGCCGCTGATGTTCCTAATACACCATGTGCTAATTTTAAAGTTAGAACAATAGCTCTATAACTCATTACAGCAGTTCTTATTGTTATAAAAGCTGCCCCAATCATAGCGAGGTTTTGTCCTGTGTTCGTTGATAATATTTTACTGAATAATGATACTACCCATCTTAAACCCTTTATTAAGGGGTTAATCATAGGAGCTATGGCTTCCATAAATTTTATCTTAAATGATTCCCAAGTAGAAATTAATTGTAATATACTACCTTCGGGTGTGTCCATCATATTGTCTGATATTTTTTGAGAATACCCCTTGCTATTATTTATTTCGCCCAATAGTTTATTGTAATCACCCAAACTGTTTATAAGTAAAGAGGCATTTCTAGCTCCCCTTACTCCGAATATATCGACTATAGCTCCCTGCGCAGCAACGTTACCTTTTAATTTTTTGGTAGCTGCACCTATCTTTTCTATTATTTTTCCGTAATTTATCAAGTTACCTTGAGAGTCCATAAAATCTTTTGGTGATAATCCCAAGTTTAGTAAAGCTTTAGTTTGTCTACCTGTTGCTGTTGGGCTGATTGCTCTGGATATATATCTAATTGAATTCTCAAAAGCGGTACCCGCCATGGAACCTTGCATACCAGCATTACCCATTACCATTATAGCAGCTGAGGTTTCTTCTAAAGTAACCCCTAAAGTTTTAGCTGTACTCTGAGCATATTTCATAGCTTCACCATAATCATATAGAGTAAGGTTTGCTTTGTTAACCGAAGCAGCTATTACATCAGATACTCGTGAAACATTTTGTTCATTTAAAGGTATCTTGAAAGCTTTAGATATGTTTGTTACCCAATCCGCTGCTCCCCCTCTACCACCAATATCGGATAATGTAGCGGTTGCCAAATTAGCTATAGATGTAACTGAGCTTAATATCTCTCCTTTTTGCATACCAGACTGGGCCATCCACCTCATACCATCAGCCACTTGCTTAGCTGTAAATATGGTAGCTTCTCCTAATCTAGTAGCTTTTTTCGATAACTCGTCGTAACCTCCGCCGGCTAAACTCGATACATACTTCATTGTATAACCAAACTTAGCTCCCTCTCTATACCATTGTCCCATACCACGGATGGCAGCTAAACCAATAACTGCCCCGGTGGCATTCATATCTCTTTGCATAGAGATTTGTTGGCGTTGTAATCTTTGTGCTTTAGCTTCTAGGCTATCCATTGCTACACCCGCTTGATTAGCTTGCGCAGCAAAATTACCCCTCATTATAAGGGATATTCCTATTGCTAAATTAGAACCACCTACTCCATACATATTTATTGAGTTGTTTTTTCTATTATATTACTTACTATAGTTATCATCTTTTGCCTTCTCTTTACTGAAAGCCTTATAAAATTGTCCCACGGCATTCTTACATCGTTCCTCTGTAAATATATATACTGTTCTTCTATATCGCCAGAGGAAAGAAAAAAGCCGGGTCAATAATTAATGGGTATATTGTTACCTCATTAGTTTTCGGGTTTTCTATTTCTGAAAATCCAAAAAATGGTTTTTCTAATTGGCTTACGTAATGATGTACTTCAATCATGTCTTTTTTAGAAAAGAACTTAAAGTTTTTCACTTTTGTAAAGGCTCCATCAATCATAATTTCTAAGCCCCTTGCCATTAAATCATCATTTCTAGTTATATCATTACCTTTTTTTATTAGGATAGTTTCTGCCTCAACATCAGTCATTCTTATTTTACAAACTTTTCCAGAGCTGGTTGTAAAATTTAATACTTTATAGGGGTCGAAACTGGATTCATAGGCGGTCATTCTAAACCTGTTGTAGTTATCGTCTCCATCAATGGGAACAGGATTGTTTTCTAAATCACTATAGTCCCATAGAAGGTCAGATAGGTCTTCTGAGTAATCAACCAAACCTCCGTTGTCTTTTCCCCAATCATAACTAAATTTAATTATTGGACCTATTGAGTAAATCCGAGAAGTAAAGAGAATAAAGTATTTGTCTTTTACTAATAACCCTTTTATGTTATCACTGTCTATTTTGCCTCCGCCGAAAGCATCGGTCCATACGACTATACTACAAACGAATATGTTTATATTGTGAGCGTCTTTGGATAAGGTGTTTGAACTTAACAAGTCGTCATCCGCACCGTTCTGTTCTCTAATGATATACCTTTTTCCACTTGGGCCAACTATATCCATTAAAGGTCCATAGAGGTCTACTAATTTTTTTAATTTATCTGTTTCCATTTTATAATATTAAGGTTACTTATTAATAGTATAAATAGCCCTATTAACAAAAATAGAGGACTTGTTAGTCCTCTACTTGTTTTAATGGATATACATATAAAAATTAAACCTTTTCAACTATGTCAACAGATAGCTCTATTGACTCCATTGAATTCTCACTACTTACTCTATCAAGTTCTTGTCCGTTTATTTTTGTTGGCCAGCATCCCGTGCACACCCATGTGTTTAATATTGAGGTTCCATCCTCAGCTAATTCCGTAATTATTAGAACCCTTTTGTATTGGGATGGTACTAAGCCTCCGCCTATGACGTTATCACAAACTGCTGATGCCCAATCCCAAAAGTAATTGTCAGCCCCATCAGTTAGCATGAGTTTCTCTAACATGATGTTTCCGAAAGTGGACCTACCGCCAGTCTTAACATCATAATTAACATCACCGTGTACTATCTGTTCTATCGTTTTTTCAGGTATGGTTACCTTCTGGAAAAGAAAAGGGTTTATAGGTAATGGAGCTATTGCTACACTAAAGTTGTACTTTTTTCTAGGGTTATCTATTTTTGCCATTTTAATGTTTTTAAATTATTTGTTTTTATTATTATGATAAACTAGATACTTCCTCAAATGAAACCCCAGCCTTAGTTAACATGATTGCAACTTCTATCTCGTTAATACCAGGTATGGCTCCGATAACTAAATTTATCTTGTACTTACCGTCACTAACATCGTTTGAATTATTTATTACTAAATCATTCAGTGATGAAGCGTTTTGGTCACCCAACCATTCGTAAGAATAGATTGCTCTATTATTTACTAAAGAATCTAAGAAAGGTTTTACTGTGTAGTATATCCTTGACCATGTTGGTATATCATTAGGTTCTTCTAAGAAAGTTTCCAGAGTTGGTTTTAAAGCTTTCTGTAAATATATAACCAATCTTACAATGTTGTTAAAGCTTTGTTGATTACTGGCTAATTGGGCTGAGTGATTACCCCATAAAACGTTCTCTCCATTTTTGGTAACAACCATATTGATTTGCTTATTCGCTAAATCATTTAAGTCATTGTATGTAGCTGGAGTCCCGAAGTTATTTACTACTCCTAAGATTCCGCTTAATAATCCCCTACGTAGTCCGGCGAAAGAATACCAAGGTCCAAAATCTTGTGCTGATTTAGAAGCCAGAGCTACTACGTCAGCATGTTCTGATTTGTTTACCTTTTGAGATGTTATAGGGTCAAATATCTGAATACCACCAGAAACTATAAAAGCATACTTAGTGTTTATTGCTAAAGTATCTCTCTTTGCTATTAAACTGGATTTAGTTCTAAGCTCAATAGGTAAGTGTACAATGAATTGTAAATCTTTTCTGTTAGTTGCATATTCTGCTCCCGCAAGGTTTACTACATCAGAGTAGTTATCTAATACAGCCATTTCTAAAGCTTCATCATAATTATCGAAAGCAAATAAACCATTTTTCTGAGCTGAGTCCCCAACATAATCTGCTGGAAGTAATACTCCCCCATCTGTACCACCTGTATAGTTAAAGCTTATTCCTTTAACGGGAGTAAAGTTTAAAGCCGAGTTTGACAAATCCTTATATATAACATCTATATAGGATGAGGCTTCAATAATATTTCTAAGGTATGTTGAATTCCCTACAGTTTTATTAGAGTCTATAATTAGATTGTCATAGAATTCATTTATAGAAGCATCAGTCTTATGTTTTACTGATACACTAAAATGTCTTGCATCACCGTTTGAGGCGTTTCCTATAACAACCAAGAAGTTGTTACCATCTAAACCTGGGTTTTTAAGAACCAACTCAAATAACTCTCTACCGCTGTTTCTATCAACTGCTAAGTTTATATTGGTTAAGCTGTCAGTAGGTTGTGAGGAGCCTCCTGTTATAGTTACAGCACTTACATTTAATAGTACCACATTATCCTGTGGTACTATATATAACTCTGTTGTATCAACTCCGGCGGTTTCAATTACTATTACATCTTTTACAGGAGTAAGAGCTTTTAAAGCTGCTGCTAAGTTTTGCATGGTAACATTTGAACTGGTTGCGAATGTTACAGTGGCCATGTCTTGTCCATTGACTGTAACATCTATTTCGTTACCAACTAATAATGGCCCATCTAATTCAAATGATATAACCGGAGATACCGCTGCTTTTAAAGCTGTTAATGTAGTTGAATCAGTTACATCAGTATAGTGCCCCACTCTACTAAATCGTATAGAACCTCCTTTCTCTAAAATTCTCCTAGCCAATAGTGGGGCATCTGATACATCTGATAAACCTCCGTATATTTCTACAAATTTAGGCCAACTGTTTATAATGTCAGATGGGTTTGCAAAAGGACCCCTTAAGCTTTGACCCAAGACAAAGCTAATACCAGTGCTTGGGCTTTTTACGTTTTGCGTGTAATCCTCTACAGAGAATTTAACTCTAGCTGCTCTACTCATTTTATTATCAATTTTTTATATTTATAATTAATTCAGTATTGTATTATTTTAGATACCTTATTTAATTAAATAATCCTATCTGTTTTTGTTATTTAAATATTGGATAACCATCTTTATCTTTTGGCATAACTCTTAGTTGTGCTATAGTATAACCCAATGTTTTTTGAAAATGAGGAAAATCGTATCTCTTGCCTTTTTTATTAATTAAGCCCCATTGCCAGCCGTACTTTTGAAATATTTCTACAACTTCCATCCAGTCCTTTTTGCCGTCTCCATCAAAGTCTGCAATTGTACTCCATGAAGCCGTTTCAAAAGTTCCATTACCATCTTTGTCGACTAAGAGAACTATATCAATAGCAAGTCCGTAATTATGAAAAGAAAATCCACCTCTAGCCCAAGTAACTATTGCTCCAGGAAGCGACCTACCTATTTCAAATAAATTATTTTGTTCTAATATTGTTCTAAGTGTGTGAGAATATCTAACTACAACTCTGCCAGAAACCGCTTCGCAAATTTCATTGTATATTTTTAAAGCTTCTTGCCTATGTACCGGATGCAAGAGCAGTATTCTTTGAATTGTTAAATCGTCTTTGTATGGTTCTTTTTTATTCACAATAATAATTATTTCTTCGGGCTTTACGATTTCAGGTTGAACTACTTCAAAATCTTTAATGTCTCTAAAAGAAAATATGCCCTTAAATCTATCCCAGGTTTTCATTATTACTACTTTAAATTTAATTTTATAAAATTACCCCACTAAATTAATAATGGGGCTTTTTAAAGTTTACTTTTCGGTCAACGACCTGTAAAATTGGTTTAGAAATACAGATCCAAGACCTGCTAAAAACATTACTAAAAAACTTGTATCACTACTTGCAAGCGTTCC